TCGAGGTACTTAGCAACATAAGATTCCTTTTGTAGAGGAACATCTAGGATGGAAGTGGTCTTAATGCCATATTCAGAAGCCATAAGGCAATCCTTTCAATTAAAAATATATTTGTGTCTTCTACTGCTGTCTTAAATATACCATATATAACACAAGTGGTACAATAAAACTATGCAATATGTTAATAGAAGGAAGAGAGGGTAGCCCTCTGCAAATCCCGGCACATAGATTTCCCTTAAGAGATTATCAAAAAGACATCGTTAGGGCGTTGAACGATCCTAAGATTGACGAGCTACTGCTTGTCATAGCCCGTCGTGGTGCCAAAACAACCACAACATATAGTGAGGGCATAGTGCCACGGCTAGTAAAAGAAGTCCAGACTGCTGTTGGAGTTTATCCTACGGCTAAAATGGGCTTCGACAACTTCTGGACTAACATCGAAGATGACGGGTTTAAGACCCTAGACCATATGCCTAGAGGCTTGCTGGCCGGTCAGAGCAACTCAGATGACGATATGCGTCAAACACTTATTAACGGCTCTATATTTAGAGTATTAGGTGCCACCAATACAGAAGCCCTCCGTGGTGCCAACGGCAAGATCTACTGGTTTGATGAGTTTGCCGACCAACAGATTGAGGCTGTCAACGTCGTAGCCCCTATTACAGAGCGTAACAAGGGTAAGCGTATCTATACAGGTACTCCTAAGATTGATGGTATCAACGGTGAAACTATGCGCCGTATGCACGAAGCATTCAAAGCTGATAAAACTGGCACCAAGTACACCTGTTATATCGACGCAAGCCACTATATGACCCCTGAAGAGCTTGAGAAGACACGACAGGGTTACATCTTGCGTAATGGTAACGACTTCAAGTTCCGTCAAGAAATGCTCCTAGACTGGGGCCAATCGTCTGAAGAGAGCTACTATGGCCAGATTATGAGCCGAAAAGACAAAGACGGCACCATAGGAGAGTACCCTCATAACCCTTCACACCCTGTATATACGGCTTGGGACTTAGGCCGTAGTGACTCTATGGTTATCCTATTCTTCCAATACTACGATAAGAAGGTGCGAATCATTGATATGTATGAGACTCAGAACTTCGGGCTCAATACTATGATTCCATTCCTAAGAACTAAGCCTTATAACTACGGATGGCACTTCCTTCCGTGGGATGCTTCAGTTCACAGTACAAACGATAATGTGCGACGTATAGATTATATGCACAAAATGGGTGTCACTAACGCCTCAGCACTCCGTAAAGAGGGTGTTACACTGGGTATTGATAGAGTATTAGAGTTCTTGCCACAAACCCTTATAAATAAGCCAACTACGCCGGAGTTCTCTCGCAAGATACGGATATATAAGCGTAAATACAACCCTGTGACTGGCGACTATGTAGGCCCAGACCACAAAAGCGAATCTCACGTTGCCGATGCACTACGCTACCTATACGCTGCAATCTATTATTACTTCAACGAAAAAGGAGAGTTTTTATACTCTCCTGAATCGACTAATGCTAACAAGGAATATGCCAGCGAGTTAGCTAATGTTACGTTTTACTAGGGTTCCTGCTAATAGCCTTTAGGTACTCTTCTTCGTAAGGAGTGCTATTATCTTCCTGTTTCTGCTCGTATTGGCGTAGTTGTTCACCATAAATGGTATACAAGACCTGTGGATCGCTCGGTGGTTGACCACTGTTATTCGCCATTAGTAGTGACATCTTTGCTTCGTTAGCACGAAACGCTCGGATAGCTTTAACCCACTCAGGATGGATTCTCCACTTAAAGTCCTGACCACGACTTGCATTGATGCCTAGATCGCTACTGTTAATGAATCCTTGTATCTGAGGCTCTGTCTTCGCGTACAAAGTTTCGCCTGATTTAATATTATAGAATCCTATACCTTCAGGCCTTTTATCTTCCTGCTCTTCCTGTTTTGTGATATCTGTTGCTGTTGCCATATTATTACTCCTTATTAAATTCCTTTAGCTAATTCTGCTCTTACGTTACCAGCGAAGTCGTTTGGATCAAGTGGTTCTGATGTGCCACCGTCACCTGTTATATCTAAACGATCTTCTGCTGTCGGTTTTGGTGGCTCTGGTGGTTTCTCCTCTGGTGTAGGAGCTGTAGCCGGTTGTTGCTGACCATGTTCATAGGCCATACGGTATGGATCAAGCGCGAAGTCATAGAACTCGGCAATGTCTGGGGCTGATAGAACAAACTTCTCATTCTTATCGGTCTGTACTAACTTCTTATACTGATCCCAAGTCCTAGCTTGAAGGTATGGGTATGCCTTAAATAGTGGTTCATACTTCTTAAGAACAGTCTGGCTATCCTTCTCGAACCTTAAGGTAGTGTCGGCAATCTTCTTAGCCTTATCTTTAATATCAGATACTTCTTTATCTAGCTTATACTGCTCATTGAGTAGCCATTTAGCCGCCTCTTCGATAGACATAGATCCGCCAGAGACTTCAACTACATCTGAAGGAGTTTTAAGCTCTTTGCCAGAAGCTTCATCAATCAAGGTGTTAGAGAGGCCGTCTGGATAATAGGCTTCGATAACTTCGTTGGTAGCTTCTTCAATCTCTTTGCTAGATGAGCGCTCTTCATTTCGGAGTTCGCTGATAATGTTTCTAACGCTATCTTCTGTTAGAGGTTTGGGCTGATCTTCTGTATCGTCTTGTTCCTCTTTCTTCTCAGGAGTTTCTGCCGGTTCAGGGATTTTTGGCGTTGGCGCTTCAGCTCCATCATCTGGCTTGTCTTCTGGCTTGTCTTCTGGCTCTTCTTCTTTTTCTTCTTTAGGACTTTCTGGGGATTCGGGGGTCTCTGGAGTCTCTTTTGGAGTTTCTTCGGGGGTCGGTTGATTGTCGTCATTATTAAAAGCTTCTTCAAACTCCTTTGCTATATCTTGATCTTGGTCTGACATTATACTAGCTCCTTCACTTTCTTATTTAGCGTACTTCTCACACTTCTTAAATGTTTGAGAACTTCTTTCATAACTGCCACCTGTTGCTGGGTAGTCATAGTGTTCTCAGCCGAAGGATCAATCAAATCTAAACTGTCATACTTTTTAATCTGTGCATCAATATATTCAATCGTGTCTAGTAATACCGGCTTGTTAGGTTGTTCTGGATCGGCAACCTTCTGATCTGGGGTTGCAAAATCACTAACTGAATAATCTATGTCTTCGTTTATTGCCATGCTACTTATATTTTTACTCCATCATTATGTTTATGTCAAGCTCTCCGGTGCTACCATCTGTTGCATAGGGGCCTCTGGAATATCTCGTAAGCCTTTAGATAGTTCAGGAGCAGTTTCGTCAAGGAATTTGTCTTCAACAACCTTCTTACGCGCTTGGGCGGTTGGGTCGTTAGGATCTGCATTCTGAGTCATTGTAACGAGTGCGTCCTGTAAGTTATCGCGCTTCTCGTTAGTCCAATCTTCTTTGTTGATCTTAGTATCAACTGATACGGTAATCTTCTTAACGTAGTCATAAAGCTCGTTCCAGTTGATCTTCAGGGCGTTAGGGTTAGCAGTATCAGGAAAAGCATTTTCGTCGATGCGTAGGATATCTTCGCGAGTTTCGTCGTCAACATAGAGTATATCGTCACCATCTTGTTCAGATAGGAACATATCAAGTCCGGTTGTAACGTATTGTCGGATGAGCTCTTCGATAATATTAGAAACCTGTTGTATAGCGTCATCAATGCCTTGTTTCTGAGTCTGAGCACCTACACCAGTCTTAGAACCACCAATGGCACCAAGAGCCTGTCCGGGGTTCATACCCATCATTGTCTGGATTTGCTTAGTAACCTCTTCACTAATGGTAGGGTATTGCTGGCTTGTAGCCGTATCTAGGGTTAGAAGTTTTACTGAAGCTTGAGGGTCAGATGATTCAATCACTCCACCGCTTTTTAGCTCTGTAGCACCTTGAAACAGACCAGTCTTAACCATAGCTGGCTTACTGTTGTACATCCAAGTAGTAGCTACGTTCTGGCGTAGAGCCATCAAGAAGTTCTGGTTAGGTGATGCTAGGCGTACCCTAGAGTCACCAAATGGTGATAGCTCGGCAGGGTCAATTACCAGCATAATAGCGCGTGGGAAGCCAAACTTAGACTTGTTAGGCATTGTTCGTAGTTCTTGGTTGATGCTCTGGTTGATTGTAATAATTGGTTGGTCAGCGTTAATTGAGTACCTAGTAAGAAGATCATAAGTTTCTGCACTAGCTTCAGCCTTATTCTGTTCCATAGGAGTAAGATATTCGGAATAATCAGTGGAGCCGTTACTGTCTGGGCCAATATCTAGTAAGGCTTTTAGGGCTTTTAGGTTCCAAGTCGTAGCCGCCTTGCCCTTTTCAGCATTATAAATACGTTGTAACTTGCTAGGAGTAAACTTAGTACGAATCCAGAAGTAACCACTATGATTAGCGTCCTGTACGCCCGGCTCAATAGCGAAGTCATTAAAGTGAATTAGACGAGGTACAACACCAAACTCACCATACATCTTAGTGCCTGTAGCTTGGAATACATTAAATCCACGACTTAAAGCACCACGACCAGCTAGTTGGATAATATTTACAAAACCCTTACCAAAAGTAGCAGGATCTAAGATGCGGTCATTCACTAAATAACGACAAGTGATAGCCTCAACTGTGCTTTTAGAGCCGTTGATACCTACACTAACGACTGGCAACTGCTTAACTGCTGTTCGCATAATCTGACGAGTAATGCCAGCAATAGTCGTATCACCGATGTTAGGATTCTTACGATTTGCACCATCATACTGAGCATTCGCAATCGTATCAAGGCGCTTAAAGTCTTTGATGTAATTGTCTACATACTCTTTGCCTTTTTGCCACTCGTTGAGGTAGTTTTGAATGTCAGCCATAACTTATATTTTATACTATATCGCCGATAACGCCTATATTAACGCCTTCTGGAGCCACTCCAACGACATCAAAGGTGGTATTGATTAAATTACTGGAAATCCTAACCTTATATTCGTTAGTAACTGGGTTAGGGAGCCTAATACGACAGCGCTTAGTAGCCTTCGTGCTGTTGTTTGACTCTCCACTTGTAGGGATAGGAGTTGACCAGTTAACCATACGGTTATTGAATGATTGGAATAGTAATCTAGGGTTACTCCAGCCTCCTAGTGCATTGCGCGATGGTGTACCGTTGGTAAATGTCTTAGTTTTGGACTTAATTTTACCCTTTTTAGTGACGTAAGATACTTTAATCTCTACAGTACCTAAAAATTCAGCTAGATATACGACAACTTGTGTCATAGCAAAGTAAGAGTTACGGGAGCTGTTAAACGGCAATAGAGCACTATCAATGGTTAGCGCAAACGGGTCGGAACTGCCATCACTATTCTCGTCCTCAGCTACATAAGTGTTAGCGAGCTTATAAAACTCATTCCCTTGCCTGATATACATGAAGCTATCTCTGTTAGGTGGGGATATTGTGCCTATCCAGTTAGCTTCCAGATCCCAGATATACCATTTAGGCTTTTGCCTATTGTTAAGATCATATACAGCTATCTGGTTGTTGTA